TGAATATGTATTTTCAAACAGGATCTATAATAGGTAGATCATTAACTGTTGATGGCGATCCTAATCAAGGCAAAGTGCCTATTCAAGAATTACCAGGTGGGGGAGGTAATCAAATACAAGTTTTAATTACAGCTTATAATCAATATCTTCAAATGATTCGAGATATTACAGGATTAAATGAAGCTAGAGATGGATCTGATCCCGATCCAAAAGCATTAGTAGGCGTACAAAAATTAGCTGCAGCAAATAGTAATACTGCAACAAGACATATATTAGATAGCAGTATGTCTATTACATTAGGTATTGCTGAGGCAATATCTTTAAGATTTAAAGATGTTTTAAATTATCATCCTCAAAAAGAAGCTTTTATATCTGCATTAGGAAAATTTACTGTAGGTTCTTTAAATGAATTAAAAGAATTACACATGCACGATTTTGGTATATTTTTAGAATTAGAACCAGATCAAGAAGAAAAAGCTTTATTAGAAGCAAATATACAAGCTGCTTTAGCTCAAAACAGTATATTTTTAGAAGACGCTATTGATATTAGAGATATTAATAATACAAAATTAGCTAATCAGCTTCTTAAATTTAGAAGAGTTAAAAAACAACAAGCTGATCAACAACAAGCTCAAGCTGCTAGTGTTGCCCAAGCTGAAGCACAAGGCCAAGCACAAATTCAAATAGAACAGGCTAAAGCACAAGCTGAGCAAGTAAAAACAGAGTCTAAAATACAAATTCAAACTAGTTCTGCTGAGTTAGATATTAAAAAATTAGAAATTGAAGCAAGAACAAAAAAACAATTAATGCAGTTTGAATATGATTTAAATGTCAAATTAAAACAACTAGAGTTAGAGGCCCAAAAAGAATTAGTTGAAAAGCAAAATAGAAGTAAAGAAAAAATTTCTATTAATAAAATACAAGGGCCGCCTAGAACTGAAAAGCCTAAAAAATCTTTTGAATCTAAAGGCAATGATGTATTAGGTGGGTTTGATTTATCGAGATTTGAACCTAAATAAAAAAAAGTTTAATTATTTTATTATATATTATGGAAGAACAAGTACAAGTAAAACCGGTTGAAGACAAAAAAGAAACTTCACCGCAAGAAAAAGAAGCTGCTGTTTTGGATACAGCTATTAAAGAAGGAGATGTAAACCCAGATTATGGATTACAACCTGATGGAGTTTATAAAGTAAATTTAGATAAACCACAAAAAGAAAATAAGGATGCCGTTCAGAAGCAAAGCACAAATGAGGTATCTGTACGCGACGGATCCGAAACTAGCGAAAAGGTTCAAGCGGAAGACAAAGAAAAGTCTAAAGAGCCTGCCGGAGAAAATAAACAAAAAGAAAAAAATCAAAGTAACGAAGAAAAACAAAGGGAAGAAGTAGAATCACCTTTAGAACTTGTTACAGATGAAAAAAATACAACTGACGAGGCAGGAGTGGATACAAGCACTAAAGACCCCGAGCCCGTACAGGAACAAGAAAAAATATTACCGGAAGCTAAAACACAAGAGCTTCCAGAAAATGTAGACAATCTTATAAAATTTATGGAAGAAACCGGCGGAAGTCTTGAAGATTATGTTAATCTAAATAGAGACTTTTCAAAGATGGATAACATATCTCTTTTAAGAGAATATTATAAGTCTACAAAACCTCATCTTGATTCTGATGATTTAAGTTTTTTAATGAATAAAAACTTTTCTTATGATGAAGAAACAGATGAACCAACAGATATAAAAGCTAAAAAATTAGCTTTTAAAGAAGAACTTTATAATGCTCAAAATTATTTTGACAATTCTAAGAAAAAATATTATGCAGATCTTAAGTTAAGAAAGCAAGAAGATATTGATCCTAAATATGTCCAAGCAATGGAGTATTATAATGCTAAGCAACAAGAACAAGAAGATTGGCAAAAACAACAAAAAATATTTTTAGATCGAACAGAAAAAGTTTTCAATAAAGATTTCAAAGGTTTTGATTTTCAGGTTGGTGAAAACAAATATAGATTTAAAATAGATAATACGGAAAATGTAAAAAAATATCAATCAGACTTGAAAAACTTTATTAATGAATATATTACAGAAGATGGTAGTTTAGGTAATGCTAATGAATATCATAAAGCATTATTTGCTGGACGAAATGCCGATAAAATAGCTAATCACTTCTATGAGCAAGGCCGTGCCGACGCTATAAAAGAAGCTGCTAAAAAAGCTAACAATATTGATATGAATCCTAGAGTAGATAATTCTGTAATTACTACGTCTTCGGGTGATAAAATTAGAGTTGTTTCAGGTAATTCTTCGGATAAGTTGCGCATTAAATTTAAACAATAATAACAACTTAAAATTTTAAAACATGGCTTTTACAAGTGGCGTTCCCGCTGCCTTACAACCAACTCAAACTAAGGCATTATATTCAGGGAACTATATCGATTTCACTGATTCAAGTTTTAATCAGTGGGCTCAACAATTTTTACCAGATGTATACGAGCAAGAAGTTGAAAGATATGGAAACAGATCTATCGGTTCTTTCTTACGTATGGTATCTGCGGAGATGCCTTCTACTTCAGACCAAATTATTTGGACTGAGCAAGGTAGATTGCACACAAGATATGCAAATATCGTTTATTTAAGTAACGCTGGAACTATGCCTACTAGTGGTACAACTCCAGGAACTGCTTCTGCAGTAACTACAGGTGGTAGCGTTGGAAACTTTTTTGTCCCAACTGCTCAACCAACTAGCTTAGGTGTTACTTCACAGGGTACAACAGCTGTTAACTTTAGAAAAGGTCAAACAGTTATGATTCAAGCTCAAACAAGCGCAACATCTGCAATTGGAGGAACTGGTGCTATGATTAAAGGTATTGTTACTAATGTTAGTGGACAATACTTTCAAGTTAAAGCTTATGGTGGTGTTCCTGCTATTACAAATGCACAAAGATTTACTGCACTTGCTTATGGTTCTGAATTTGCAAAAGGATCTTCTAACTTTACTGAAAAATTAGATCCTAGCTATGCTACATTTAAGAACAGTCCTATAATTTTAAAAGAGCATTATTCTATTAATGGTTCTGACACTGCACAAATTGGATGGATTGAAGTTACTTCTGAAAATGGAGCTAGCGGATACTTATGGTATTTAAAATCTGAACACGAAAATAGATTACGTTGGGAAGATTATATGGAAATGACTATGGTTGAAGGTGTTAAACAATTAAACACTGGTGCTACTTTGGATTTTTACGATTCTTCACTTACAGCAACTGCTAGAGGTACTGAAGGTTTCTTTGAAGCTATTGAAGCTAGAGGAAATGTATATTCAGGATTTGGTGCACAAGCTGGAGGTGGTGGCGGTGCTTTAACTGATTTTGACGCAGTTTTAACACAGTTAGACAAACAAGGTGCTATTGAAGAAAATATGCTTTTCTTAGATAGAAATCTTTCTTTAGAAATTGATGACATTCTTGCACAACAAAATGGTGGATACTCAGGAGGAACTTCTTTTGGTGTATTTAATAACAGCGAGGATATGGCGTTAACTTTAGGATTTACAGGTTACAGAAGAGGTTCTTATGACTTCTATAAAACTGACTGGAAATATTTAAATGACTTTTCTACAAGAGGAGGTTTTGGTGACATCGAAGGTGTATTAGTACCTGCTGGTACTTCTACAGTTTATGACCAAGTCCTTGGCCAAAATATCAAGAGACCATTCTTGCATATTAGATACAGAGCTTCTGAGACTGAAAATAGAAAAAATAAGTCTTGGGTTACTGGATCTGTTGGTGGACCTTCAAGTTCTCCAATTGATGAAATGAGAATGCACTATTTATCTGAAAGATGTTTAATCGTTCAAGGTGCAAACAATTTCGTATTATTTAAAGATGCATAACATCTATATAAGTTTTGCCCCCGTGTTTTATCGGGGGTAATTCTTATTAATTATTATATTATATTATATTATGGAAACAAAAATTAGAGTGCCAAAAATTGAAAAAAATTGGCAAATAAAAGATAGAACATATGTTTTAACAGGAGGTAAATCACCTCTTAGTTGGACAATACAATCTAAACACACTGCAAGAAAACCTTTATTATGGTTTGATGAAGAAACAAATGAGCAAAGAGAATTAAGATATGCAAGCAATCAAAAATCATTATTTGTAGATGAACAAAAAGGTAATGCAACACTTGCTCATATAATTTTTTTAGATGGTGTTTTAGAAGTACCTAAACATCAACAATCTTTACAAAAACTTTTGTCTTTATATCATCCAAAAGCAAATGAGCTTTGGCAAGAAATAGATCAAGAAGTAATTGCAAAAGATGAAGTTGATAATATAGAATTTGAATTAGAAGCATTAAATTTAGTTAGAACATTAGATATAGAGCACTTAGAAGCAATAATGAGAACAGAATTAGGATCTACGGTTGCTACTTTATCTTCTAAAGAATTAAAAAGAGATGCTTATAAATTTGCAAAATCAGATCCTGAACTTTTTATTGAATTATCGCAAGATGAAGATATAAAATTAAGAAATTTAGCGAATAGAGCAGTTGAAGTAGGTATATTACAATTAACCGATGATAATACTGTATTTAAATTTGCTAACGGTAAAAAAGTAATGACTGTTCCTTTTGATCAACATCCCTATGGTGCATTAGCACAATATTTTAAAACAGATGAAGGTGTTGACTTAATGAAATCTATTACTAAAAAATTATCGTAATATAACTTGGTATAGGGCGAGAAATCAGCCCTATATCAACTAATTTAAAAAAAAAATAATGGCTATAAATATAAATGACGTTTATCAGACCGTTTTAGTAATAACTAATAAAGATAACAGAGGATACATAACTCCTGAAGAGTTTAATAGACTTGCAGATCAAGCACAAAATGAAATATTTGAAAGTTATTTTGCAAGAGAATCTGGTTATGAACTTAATGCAAATATACAAAGTGATTTTGCAGATCCTGTGTTAAATACATCAGAAAAAATAAATGTATTTTATGCAAATTCAAGTTTAACTAAAGCAGGTAATATATTTGAATTTCCTACTAATTTTTATAGATTAGGTGTTGTAAATGTAAGTAATACTATAGATTCTGTAACAACAGTTAGTGTTGCAGATTATGCATCACACGAGGAAGTACGTTACATAAATTTATCTCCATTAACCGCACCTGTTTCAACTCAACCTGTATTTACTTTGGTTGGCGAAACTGGTATTAGAATATATCCGGATAGCATTACTTCGGATGTTAATATTGATTATATAAAAATTCCAGACAAACCTAAATGGGGCTATTTAATGCCAACAGCATCACAAATAGCGGCGGGAGTTCCAAATGAACCTATATATGATAGTACAGCATTTAATCCTGCATCGGACGATTATAATGCAACTGCTAAATCATATGACTTTAGATTACATCCTTCAGAAAAACATGCACTAGTGGCTAAAATACTTTCTTATGCTGGTGTGGTTATAAAACAACCAGATGTATCTGGATTTGGGCAAGGTAAGGATCAACAACTTCAAGCAACTGAACAATAATGGCAATATCAAGAAGACCTTTAGACGTAGATAATTATTCTGCTTTAGACGGCGGAACAGGCTTAGCAATACCGGGTTATTATAGTAGAGTACACCTTAATGACATAATAAATAATTTTATTATTGCTTATATAGGAGATGGAAAAATATTATCAAAAGTACCTAGATACGAAGTAGCTTTTTGGGCACAAAGATCTGTGCAGGAGTTTAGTTATGATATTTTTCATTCAGAAAAAACTATTGAAGTAGAACTTAGCGAAACTTTACAAATGTCTTTGCCTTCAGATTATGTTAATTATGTTAATATATCTTTTTTAGATAATTTTGGAAATTTAAAAACAATACAACCAAGTCGTTCTACAAAAGCCACAAAAGCTGTAACACAAGATGAAGACTATAAATATTTATACGATAACGACGGAAAAGTAGTTTTTAAAGAAACTTCAGATACATTAGACCGTTATCAAACAACAAATAGAGTTTTAACAGCAGAAGAAGCCTCTGATTATTATAATGGTTATTATGATAACGACGACTATAGCTATTTTGGCAGAAGATATGGTAGCGAACCTGAAAGACAAAATTTTAATGGAAGTTATGTATTAGATTTGGAAGCAGGTAAAATATTTTTTGATTCTTCATTTAAACAAGGTAGTATCATAGTATTAAGATATATATCTGATGGTATCGGCGATAATGATAATTTTGATAATGTACTTGTGCCTAAATTAGCGGAAGATGCTGTTTATGCAAATATATTATACAATTTATCAAAATTAAGGGTTTCAAGCGCAAGCGCTTCTGGATTATATAAAAAAGAAGCAAGCGCTAAAATGCGTAATGCAAAAATACGCCTTTCTAATATGAAAACAGAAGAAATGGCGCAAGTATTAAGGGGTAAATCTAAGTGGATTAAACATTAAAATATGCCAGAAATTAAAAGGCTATTCAATGCAAGCCGAATGAATCGAGACGTGGACGACAGACTTGTCCAAGCTGGAGAATATCGTGAAGCTTTAAATATAAATGTAAGTAAGTCAGAGGGCTCTGATATGGGCGCTGTTGAAAATCTTTTAGGTAATAAAGAGATTGTAGGCCAGCAAATACCAAATGGTAAAGTTATTGGTAGTTTAAGAGATAATGGTAATGAAAAAATATATTATTTTATTACTAATAATGATAGTTATGATCATTCAAACGCTTCTAATAAGCAGCATGCAATTATAGAATACGACCAAAAAGCTAATAAATCAACGGTATTGGTAATTCATAACACTTTAAATTTCCATGTTGATTTTCCTATTACAGGGGTTAATTTAGTAGATACATTATTATTTTTTACAGATGATAGAAATCCTCCAAGAAAAATAAATGTAGATACCGCAAGAAATGAAGAGGGCCATTATAATCTTGATGTAGGTGTTGATAATCTTATGTCTGTAGCTAAATTTGCTCCATATGAAGCTGCTGAAATATTAGCATTATCAAATACAGATGAAACTGGTGCAGTAATTACATCTAATTTTTTAGAAAATAAACTTGTAAGATTTTCATATCGTTATCAATTTGAAGACGGAGAATATAGTGTATTAGCACCTTTTACACCTATATGCTTTTCAAGATTAGGAAACCCTGATACAATTAATACAAGTTCAATATCAGAATTTGGAGAAATAGAAACATTTGTAAATGCTGTAAAATCTGTACAATTAGCGGTATCAATACCATCAAATTATGGTATTACAGGTGTTGAGCTTATTTATAAAGAAACAGGATCTTCAACTTTATATGTTGTTGAAGATAAAACTATAACAACAGAATCTTCGGTAAACTTTTTTTATAAATCACAAGATCCTTTTAAAACATTACCGGGCGATCAATTAACAAGAGTATCAGATGCGGTACCTAAAAAAGCTAAGTCACAAGAATTAGCCGGAGGAAGACTTGTGTATGGAAATTTTTTACAAAATTTTGATATACCAGATATTTCATTTAGTGTTTCAAGAACAGGTGAAACATCTGCTAGATATGCTACATTAGATACTTCAATGTCTGTAAAGTCTAGACGTACTTATCAAGTTGGTATTGTATTAGCTGATAAATTTGGAAGACAATCACCTGTAATATTATCTTCAACAGGTAATGATACAGTATTTATTGACGCAGCAACAGGAGAATCTAATAGTACTAATGTATTTAATGCTTTAAGAGTATCTTTTTCATCAGCAGCTGTAGCAACTTTAAAAGCTCTTGATTGGGCTTATTCATATAAAATAGTTGTAAAACAAAGAGAGCAAGAATATTATAATTGGATTTCCGCACTTACTGGTGCTAATGTTATTGCAAGGTTAGGTGATAGTATAAATAAAATACCTAGAGATCAAACCGCTGTAATACCACCAAGCACAAGTAATACAATATCACCTTGTGATGTTTCTGTATATCCTAAAATTTTAAATGGGGCTAATCAAACTACTTCTAGTTTAACAAAAGTACAATCAATTAATAACCCAGCCGGCACTGCTAATGTGCCAACTATAACAGACGCTGGAGCATCTATATCTTCAGGAGTGTCTGTTTACGAAACAGAGCCAGTAGAGTCAGATTTAGATATTTTCTTTGAAACTTCTACAGGTGGTTTAATATCAGCTTTAAATAATGCGGGTGCAACCATAGATGTTAGATTTTTTAATTGTTATTTATTAAATTTTACGTCAGGTACACATATAGAAGTAAATAGATTAAGAGCGGGCTTTAACGAAAAAGCTTTTGATGTAGGAGTTAGAGCTTACGTTGTAAAAGAAAATTTTGCTGAAGAAAGAAGATTTAATACGCTTATACATTCGAGTGGTTTATTTAATTCAAGAACTAATGTAAATTATATAAATCAATTTAATGAAGCTGAGGGAGGATTAACTATATCATTAGATCCTCAAGATGGATCTGTGCAAAAACTTTATGCCGACGATACTCAAATAGTTATTTTCCAGGAAGATAAATTATCTAGATCACCTATAAATAAAGACTTTATATACTCTGCTGAAGGTGGTGCAGTTCCTGTAACTAGTAATACACAATTTTTAGGAACTATAGCACCTTATGCTGGAGATTTTGGAATATCAAAAAATCCTGAATCTTTTGCAGCATATGGATATGCAAGATATTTTACCGATAAAAATAGAGGTTCAGTATTAAGATTATCACAAAACGGAATCGTAGATATATCAAATTCTGGAATGAGTGATTTTTTTAGAGATGCATTATCTCATGCTACACAAGTTATAGGCTCTTATGATGAATATCATGGGTTATATAATTTAACTATTATAGGCGATTGTTATGATAGCGAAACTGATACAAATGTAGCAACAGCTGCTGATGGTTATTTTACAATTTCGTTTGATGAAAACGCTAAAGGGTGGACAAGTTTTAAATCTTTTAAGCAAGAAAGTGGATTAACATTAAATAATAAATATTATACATTTAATTCTGGTAAATTATATGAGCATAACTCAGAAGATGTAAATAGAAATAGTTTTTATGGTGCAGCTGCTGCAGATTCTTATATAGAGCCTATATTAAATGATGGGCCTTCCCTTGTTAAAACTTTTAATACTATAAGTTATGAAGGTGATACTGGATGGGAATTAGATTTTTTAAGAACTGATTTATCAGATATTGGCACTGTACCTACAAATGTAAATTGTTTTGATATTTCATTAAAAGTTACAAGAAGTAGTGCAAATGCAGGCGCAAATACATTAATAACAGGAGAAAGAGTAGCAAGAGCTAAGCAAGGTGAAACAATTACTTGGGCTGTTTTTGTAGAGCCTAAAAATGCTGATTTTAAATTTAATTCAGTATCTGATGTTACCTTAACTTATTCAGGCTCTGAAACAGTTAATATAACAAATCCAACAACTATTGTTGATGGCAAATTAGTATTTAATATAAGTTATACTGTTGGTACATCAAATCAAACTATTGAATTAGCGGTTGGTGGTACCGGTGCATCTCTTGCGTTTACCGTAGCACTTCTTAGTATAAGTGTTGGTGATTCTGTTTCTGATGCGGCAGTAAGTCCTACTTTGGTAGAGCTATCTTCAGGTGCAACTTCACAAGATATAGTTGTTGCTCCAAGCAGTACACATTTTATAAATCCTTATAATATTACTGTAGGAGTGGGATCATTGAATTCTTTAAATACAGGGGCTATAACAGGTACAGAAACAATACCTGTTAAAGTTATAAATTATACTGGTAATCTTAATAGATATACATTAGATGGTATAAGACAAGATAATATTGCACTTACTATAGGTAAAACTTATATATTTGATCAAAGTGATAGTAGTAATAGCGGACATCCTTTAAGGTTTTCAAAAAACCCTAATAATTCACCTGCAGATCCATTTACAGATAATGTTACTGTTACGGGTACTCCTGGTACTGCGGGCGCACAAACACAAATAGTTGTAACTAGTACAACAACTAGTCCATTATATTATTATTGTAATGTTCATAGTGGTATGGGAGGTAATATTATAACTACACCATTGCCTTATACAAGACAGACTAATCAAATAACTTATAATGTACCTGTCACAATGCCTACCGCGGCTACTAATGAAAATATGACTTTTGCAGGGAGTGCTACCGCATTGTATAATTTAACTTGGGCAACACCTTCAACAGGTACATTAACACCTCCAACTGGAGTATCTGTTGGTAATGCTTATACAATAAGCCCATACGCTGCTGAAAGCCAGCGTACTGCAATTATTAGAATGAATGTTACAGGTACGACTAAAGTTATGTTACCAAGTTCTTTTGCAGTTACTTATAATGTAGAAGATACTAATGTAACTGAAATAACAACTTTTACAACTGATTATACGCAAGATTATTATCAGGCATCAATTGTATTGCCTAAAATATATCAAAATACAACTGCTACCGCTACAATAACAGGTTCAGGTGAAGTAACAGCAGCTATGGGGACTATTTCTCCAACAACGTATTCATTTACTAATGGTTTATCTTCTCCCAATGCAAATGTAGTTATAGGAGATGTAGCTGGAGAAAAAGCTAATGTTGTTGTAAGTGTAACTCCAAAAAATACTGGAGACGGCACAGATTGGCTATATTTAGCTGCTGCTACAACACAAGGAACAGCAGTTAATCCTACAGCTAGTGCTGTTTTAATAATTGATCCAGACGATATTAATATATATGGTGGTAAATATCCTTTTACAATTAATGTTGCAAATAATAGCTCAGGCAGTTCAAGATCTGCCCAAATTGAAATTGAATTATATAATAATAGTAGAGTTACGGGATTAACAAAACAAACATTAACTATAAATCAAAGTGCATAATGAGTACAATAATAACATTTCCGTTTCAAAAAAAAGAAGGTAAATATTTTACACCAATAGTTTCACAGCAAACTACATATAAAGTAACCGGTGGTGCTGTTGTTGCCGATGCTGATAAACTTGTTTCTGGAGTAAAAGGTGTTTTTATGAAAGTAAGATTAAAACTTACAGGTACTAATGCACAAACAAAAAAAGAACTGTTTGCTATAAATTCAGAAGCAGTTAATTCATCAAATTAAATTATATGAAATTACAAGTACGAAAATTACAAGAATCCGATTGGGATTTTTTGCCATCGTGGTGGGAAGCTTATAAACAAGAGCCAATACCGCGAGATTTTCTTCCAGGTGCTTTTCAAATAGGCAATGAAGAAAAGAAAAGAGAAGGTCTAGGTGGCTTTATGGTTTGCAAGGAAAATGATCCTATTGCAGCTATGTGGCTATGGATGACAAATAGTAAGACTGCAATTCCAGCTGTAGTAATTAGCGATAAATCGTATAAAGATACTGACAGAAGTGATGCGTTGCAACTCTTAATAGACTTTACAACAGATTTTGCTGAAGATTTAGGATATAAATATTCTTTTGCATGGGCAAAACCTGGTGTGTTATTAGATAAATATAAAAAGGCGGACTATTATGTTGATGAAACACCGTCTTACGAATTAATAATGAAATACTAATGGGAAGTGTAGTAAAAGGAGTTGCCTCACTATTTGGAGGCAGAGCAAGAAGACGCGAACAAAGAGCAGCTAATCAGGCTCTTGATAAAACACAAGCAGCTATGGATGCTTTTAGATATGATAATATTTATGAAGGTATGCAGGCTCCTGAATTTCAAGATCAATTACAACAATTAGATAATACTCAAGCTTTAGCGGCTTTACAAGCAGGACAAAATAGATTAGCAGGGTTACAACAAGATCCAGCGCAATTAGCTACGCAACGAGATGCTGTATTAACGGCAGATAGCATGCGAGAGGCACAGCAAAGAGGTTATACTGCCGGCCAAACAAATGTTGGCGGGCTTATGAGAGGTGCTGATGCTGGGTTAACTAATACTTTACGAAATCTTCAAGTTTCAACTGCTGGAGCTGAAATAGCGGCACAAGAAGCAGACCAAGCTTTAGCCGCATCACAAGATCTTGCAGCACAAGCAGGAACTGGGGCCGGAGGAGCTACAGCACTTGCAGCGCAAGCAGCAAGATCAAAAGCAAATATTGCTGCTGATATTGATCAACAAGTAAAAAGAAATGAATTATTAAGAGCACAAGGTGAATCTGAATTACAAAGATCTCAACTAGCACAAGAAAATTTAGCATCAAAATTTGACTTAGGCCAACAACAATTTAATGTAGGACAAGAAAACCAAGCAAGAAGATTTAGCGCAGATGCTTTTAATAGAGCTCAACAATTTAATGCTGGCCAATTTAATAGAATGACTATGTTTGATGCTCAAGCACAAAATCAATTTGCAAGAGATGCTTTTGCAGCTGAAAATAGATTAGAACAATTTAATGCTCAGCAAGATACAAGAATGGCTGAACTCGGAGCTAGATTTGATATGGCTGGTGCAAATTTATTATCTGATCAAGCAAAATATTCTGCAAATTTAAATAATCAATATATTACAAATTTAAATAATAGAAAATTTGCTATAGACCAAGCTCAAAGAGAGTTTGAACTAAAAAATCAAGAAAGAGAATTAGACGTTTTAGAAGGTCAAAACGACAGAGCATTAGCTAGAAAGCAAGCTGCCGACGCAGCAAGAGCACAAGCTAAAGCAGATCTTATAGGCGGAATTGGTGCAGTAGCATCATTTGCAGCACCTGGATTAGGAACAATTGCAGGTAAAGCTATTGGAGGAGGTGTTGGTAAATTTATAACAGACGCAGTAAATAAATCAGGTTAAAATGGATACATACAGTAAATATAAAGACGCATTTCAATTTCAACCAGGTGGTGCAGCATCACAAAAAATGGTTGGTGATGCTATAGATTCTGCTTTTGCTGAACAAAGATTAAGAGAAGATCAAGCACTTAAAAGGAGAGAATCTGCATTAAGGCAACAAGTTTATCAAATGAAGCTTAGTAATGCTTTAATGGATGACATGAATGATCTAAATATAACTTCTCAAACTGGTCAAAAGGGCATTGATACATTTTTAAATAATGCGGGAAGATCTTTAGCTGATTATGGTGGGTATTTAACTACCCAACTTAAAAATACTGGAGATTATGATACATATGCAAATGAAATGTCTAAATTAAAAAGCCAGGTTGGTTATTTAAAAAACGTAGAACAAGGTGCTAAATTATTTGTAAACAACGCTAATAAAATGATGGCGGATGGAGAATTATCTGATTTTACAGATAATGATGTATTAATGATGGCTATGGATTTTGAAAGAGGAGCTCCTAACGGAAAATTTGAAACTGTTGATGGCCAACTTGAATTTGTTTCTACAACACCAGAAGGTAAAGAATATAGAGTAGCTGTTAGTGAATTTGCTAAATTAAATGATAAATTATTAAAAAAAGAGGATATAGACGCTTCTATACAAGGTGCTATGAAAGTTCAAACAAGCACTGGCGGTAATGTATTAGGTTTTGATGAAAAAGCTATCGGCAATGACGGTTCGGTAAATTTATCTGCTAAAGATATTGCATTAGATAATTTAGATACTATTGTATCACAAAATGGAAATGAAGACGATAAAATTATAAGAAAAAAAAGATCTTTATTAGTTGATCATTTTGGTTTAACAAAAGATGAAACTTTAGCTCTTGCACAAACACAAATTGACCCTGCAAATTTATCTGCAGAAGAAAAAGACGATGGTGTAAGAACAATGCTCGATAGAAAATTGCGAGATGAATGGATAAATAGAGCTAGGGGCATTTATGGTATTAATACTGAAAAAGTACAAAATCTAAAACAATCAAGAGGTAGATACTATTTAGAAACACAAGATCAATTTGCTAATATAGCAGATGTTAAATCTATTCAAAATAATTTACCTAATATGACTTATAAAAATCAAGACGGTTCTGATGTAATGTCTGGTTCATATCAAGGTATAGCTGTAACAGATGGTGACAAACGTACAACTGAAAGTTTAGATCAGTTTAAAACAAGAGATCCAATGGGATACCAAAAAGATTTATTTAATAGTTTGGTAAATAAAGGATTTCACAATCCACAGCCTGTTTTTGGACAAGTATCACAAGCAATGCTTGATCGAATTGCTGCAGAAAAAAATGACGAAGAAAAAGCAAAATTAGTTAAAAAAGCTATAGAGATTCAAACTCAGCCAATAGGATATAGAATTACTAATCATAAATTAACTAATATACAAAGACCAAGAGAAGATATAATTATAAGATTTGATGATGATTTAGATACGCAATGGCGTAAAGTTGGTCAAGCTCATGGGCTTGCCCCAACAGAATGGCTTCCAAGATTTAAACCAGGAACTAACGATCCTATACAAGCGGCTCAGGGCCGAGGGAGAGATATTAAAATATCATTAGCTAACGAATATCCAGAGTTTGATATTAATAATGATGGAGCACTTGATGCAACCGAATTTGAAGCTGTTAAAAAAAGATATCCAAACGTTTTTAATCAATAATTATGTTAACACCTGAACAAGAATTAGAATTAATGAATTTTATAAGAGCTCTTGAACAAGAAGGAATAGAACAAGAGGAACTTGAAAGAAGAGCTTTGCTTAAAAAACAAGAATTAATAAATAGTACTGAAAATTTTCAAAAGCCCCCTGCGGAGACAACTGCACCTGCAGCGGGGCAAATAACACTAGAAGATTTGGTTTCACAGCCGGCAGTTGGTTCTTTGGAATCACCAAGAACTAGTGTAAGATCTCAAACTAGGCAGTCAGACATTGAAAGAGTACCAAAGAAAGAAAAAAGAACATTTTATGATACTTTTTTTGGTGATATTGAAGTAGATAAAGATTCTTTTAAAGAAAGATTTGTTAATACTTTTGCTAATACATTTCCTAAAGCTATTACTGATTTTAAATATCAAACCGCTGCTACAAAACAAAAAGAATTACAAGAAGAAAAAGAAAGGTTATTAAACGATGGCTTATCAAATGATACTTTAATATCTTTTGGAGGTACTATATCTCCAAAATCGGGGGTAACAATAGGCGAAAAAACAACGACTAAAGGACAAAGACTACAAGATATTGAAAAAGAATTAATTTCAAATGAAAATAATCTTTTAGAATCTATTATTAAAAGTAAAGAATATCAAGATAAAATTTCTGAAGTAGGAGCAGTTGAGGTATTTAATGATGATAATTCAATTAAATCTTTTAGCCAGTTAATGGATGAAAACGCTGTGCCTAAAATATTGGGTGATCAATTACCGCAAATGCTTGTTTCAATATTTACAGGTAGCGGATCTACATTTGTGCAAGAGTCTGGCCAAGCAGCTATGGATATAGCTTCTCGTAAAGCTGCTAGAAAATTAGGTATTTCTATGGAAGATTTTTATAAACTTCCTAATGAAGATCAAGCTCAAGCTATAATAGATATTGTTAATTTAGGAGAAGCAGATATAGATAAAGCAATGTCAATAGGCGGAAAAGCTGCTGGGCTTGAATTAGTTTCAAATTTTGTTACATTAGGAGGTGCAAAATTAATACCTAAAAGCTTTGTTAGAAATGCGGTAAGGGGCAATATTTTAAAAACTTTAAAAAGTACAGCGATAGGAGCTGGTAGGACAGTAGCTTTGCCTGGTGCTGTTGAATCAATAACAGAGGGCGGACAGTCTTTTGTTAGTTTAACAGGAGTTGAAGAAGCTGTAAACCCTGGTACTTTTGAAAAAGTAAAAGACTATACAGATTTTATTTTAGATAATAGAAAAGAATTTTATGAAGTGGCCGCACAATCTTTTATTGTTCCAGGACCTATAGCATTTGGTGGTAAAGTATTTAGAACAGGTAAAAGAGAAGTAATGGAACAAATTGCTTCAATGGACCCAGAATCAGCACAAACAGTTTCAAATGGATTAGCGGAAGAATTTGAAAAACAATATGAACAGGAAAAAAATAATATATACGAAAGATTTGGGCAAGGTGAAATTGATGAGCAAACAAGAGATTCACTTTTAGAAGAATTAGATAAAAAAGATGAATCTTTTTATAAAGAACTTGATGTAGTTAAAGCTTATATTAACTCTACTAAGTTAAGAAATTTAAGTGGTAATAGAAAAAAAATAGTATTTGAAGAACTTCAAAATTTATCTGAAGAAGAAAAAAATCTTGAAGAAATAGAAAATAAAATACAAGAAAACGGTGGAGAAGAAAATGTTGGGTTTGACCTTTTAAACGAATTAGTTGAGCAAACTAAAAAAGTAAATAATGTTAAAGGACAAATATATAAACAAATAGCTTTAGATGATATAGATAACCATGGAGAACCTCTTATTGATTATATTAATTCTGATGAAACGGGTATATTTAAAGGCAAAACAATAACTGTATTCAATACAAATAAAGAAATTAAAAAATTTATTGAAAATGAATTTGGTAAAGAGGGCCTTAATGATCCGGAAGTACAAAATTTATTAAAAGGAGAAAATAACGCTGTAAAAAAAGGTCGCTTTGGAATTATTTCAAAAGAAAATCAAGAAAAAAATTTAGACAAAGGGGATTTATATGCGGCTAATTCCATACACCATGAAGCTTTACATTTAATATTTGATTCTTTTAATGAAAAAGAGTTAGCAGCATTGGTTATTGAAATTAAAAGTATGACTGGGCTTGATGAACAAACTCAAAAAGCTCTTGACATGGCAAAAAAAATAGAATCTATATATAGAGAAAGAGGTTATAAAGGTAAAAAATTAAATGAAGAATTTTTAGCAGCATATGCAGACGAGCTTAAAGCATTACAAATTGAAAATCTTAGTTTAGAGCAAGGCCAAAAGTTTAAAAAACTTGCTGATTTTGTAAAAAATATTTTTAATAAAAATACAGAAAATGCTTTGCCTTTAAAAAATTTAACTGGCACAAACTTTATACAATTTATAAAAAAATATAATAATTTTAATAAAAAAACAACGCTACAAGAAAGAAAAGCTTTTATTGAAAAAGAAGATAAAGGTATTGCACAAAAATCTTTAGACAGAAATATATTACAAGAAGAAGCTAATAAATATAAAGTAGGTACTATGCCCGGTGAATTAGCTACTAGAATTGCTTTAGCCTACGAACCTTTAGCCGCTTCAATAGCCAATAAAATATATGCTAAAAATTTTGAGGGAGAGCAAGGCTATACTAAAGGCGAGTTTGAACAAGACATTGCGTTTGGTAGGCCCGATGAAATAGGCGGCGCCAATAGTTTAAGAGAAATTGCATTAGCTTATGATCCTGAGCAAGGTAGATCTTTAGGTGGCTGGTTAAAAGAAATAGGTACTCAAAGAGCTAAAAGAATTGCAGAAAAAAGAATTGGTTCTCAAAAAACATCTGATGCTAAAAAATTAGATGCTCCTGAAAGTATACAAGTAACTGCTGAAGCAGCACCTGAAGCTGTAATAGATAAACCAATATCTGAAAAAATTAATTTACCTAAGGGTATAAGTGATAAAGTTACCGCTGATATTGCACAATTAGCTGTATTAAATATACAAAATCAACTTAAAAAGAATCCTAAAGCTTCTTTAAAGCAAAAAACAACTATAAAAGAAAAAGCTGCTGCAGCTATAGTTAATAGAGAAATAGGCAAGGATATTAAAAATACTATTAAAAATTTAGGAAAAGATAATCAAATAGATTATATATCTAAAAACTGGAAAACTGTTGCTGAAGCTTTTGTTGATAAGAAAAATATAAATAAAATACAAAATAAAGAAACAAAAGATTTATTACAAAGTTGGAAAGATGGCAAAGCAACAAAAGAATCTGTATTAGGTTATTTTAATGATCCAAATATTAAATCTAATACAAGATCAGATAGAAGAAATAGGGCTTTAAATGATGCGTTAGTTTATCTTTTAACTAAAGACGCGGTTAATAAATTTGCTGTAGCAAACCCAGATCAAGCACAACAGTTTCAACAACAACAAGGTATTCCTCTTGCGCTTGCTCAAAAAGCATGGGTACGAGATATTTTAGTTGATGTGGGCACTGCTGATTTATTTGTTGATTTAAGTCTTGATGGTACTAATTTTAAAGAAAATTTAAATAAATATATTAATAGCGTAAAGTTTTTTAATAAAGAATTTCCAAATGGTTTGCTTTCGTCAAGTATGGTTTTTGGTGTTTTTGGTAAAGAAGAAGATGCTAAAGGTAAATTAGCTAAACAAAATTGGAATTTTGCAAAAAAAGAAATTGATAAAATAGATTATCCAAAAAATTCAGAAAGATTTGAATATAACGGTATAAAAACTCGTTTGCAAAAATATGGCAAAACAAAACCAAGTCAAAGATATAAAATAGGTAATAAGTTAGCAAAAGACCCCAAAGTGCTTGTTGAAGATTTTAGAATTTACAATGCTAAAAATGATGAAATGGGTACTGCATTTTGGAATAAAGCAGCAGACTTATTTAGTGAGGGAAAAAATATGCAGCATAGGAATTCTTTTTTACAATTATTAGCTGGGTCTGTACAAGAAAGAAACCACGTACACTCATTAATGGCTGAAATTGTTTATATAGAAAAAGATTTAATAAATAAATTAAAAAAAGACCCTAGTATTGAAACTGTTTGGGAGCATGCTGTTCCTAATCTTTTTGCTGCTAGAATATTAGCAAAAGCTATATTTAATAACGAACCTAATTTTGCTACTGAAATACTTCCTGATGTTAAAAAACAATTTAAGCAAGGGCTTTTATCTAAAGAAAATGCAGATCTTATAGATAATGAGTATGGAAGAAATGAAATGAGACAAGAGTTTAATATTAAAGAGGATTCTTATGTTGAAAGAGTAAATGTTATTCCAGATGTAGCTAATAAAGTTGATTATTTTGGTAAAGATCCTAATCCATTTATAAGTAATAAAGATAAAGCTGTAGCACAAAAATCTTTAAGTACTGAATTTAATAGAATATTAGAACAAGTTAAAGGTGTACCAACAAGACAGAAATTTTCTGAAGCAACAGCTAACATATTAGGTAAGAAAAATAATCCTTTTAAATTTTTTGTACCTTATTCCGCAGAAGATTACATGGGCCTTATATATCCAACTCTTGGTAAAGGTAAAACAGGTGAAAAAAATTTAGAATGGTATAAAAAAAATATTATAACACCATACGCCAGAGGTATACGTGATTTTGAAATAGATAAACAAGTTTCATTAAAGTCATGGGAAAACTTAAAAAAACAAATTAAAAATACTCCCGCTAAATTAAGTAAAGAAGGCATAAATAATTTTACTAATGAAAATGCTATAAGAATACACTTGTGGTCTAAGCAAGGAGTTAATGCTAAAGATTTAGGACTTAAGCAAAAAGAAATTGCTGCTGTAAATAAATATGTAAAATCTAAGAAAGAATTAAAAGATTTTGCAAATCAAATTCAATCGCTAACACCTGATGGTTACCCAGACCCTACAGGTACTGATTGGCTGGCAGGTACTATAACAACTGATTTAGTTAATTATACTAATACTGTTTCAAGAAAAAAATATTTAGAGCAATGGCAAAATAATGTGGACATTGTGTATAGCAAAGAAAACATAAATAAACTAAAAGCCATATACGGGGATAAATATACTGAAGCTTTAGAAGACATGCTTTATAGAATGAAAACCGGTAGGAACAGACCAACTGGTGGTAATAGGCTTAGTAATTTATATTTAAACTGGGTTAATGATTCTGTTGGTACTATAATGTTTTTTAATAGCCGTTCTGCACTGCTTCAAACGCTTTCTGCTTTAAATTATATAAACTTTACAGATAATAATCCAATAAGAATAGCAGCAACAGCAGCAAATCAAAAACAATTTTGGGCAGATTTTTCAGAAATATTTAATTCTGACTTTTTAAAATCAAGAAGATCAGGATTAAAAACTGATGTTAATGCAGATGAAATTGCTAGAACAGCGGAAACATCTGAAAATAAATTTAGGGCTGGGCTTTCAGCTTTACTTAAAAAAGGATTTTTACCTACACAAATGGCGGATAGTTTTGCGATATCGTTTGGTGGTGCATCGTTTTATAGAAATAGAATTAAAACATATTTAAAGCAAGGGCTTAATGAAAAGGAAGCTAAAGAAAAAGCATTTCTTGATTTTAAAGAGATAACAGAAGAATCACAACAATCATCACGACCAGATAGAGTATCGCTTCAACAAGCAAGCCCTTTAGGGCGCCTTATACTAGCTTTTGCTAATACACCTATGCAATATACTAGGTTGACTAAAAAAGCTGCTTTAGATTTGATTAATAATAGAGGTGATTGGAAAACTAATTTATCTAAACTAGTTTATTATGGAGCCGTTCAAAATGTTATTTTCACAGCTTTACAAAGTGCAATGTTTGCAATGTTGTTTTCCGATGATGACGAAGACGAAAAGAAAAAAGAAGCTATTGGGCGTATTGGTAATGGAATAGCCGATACTTTACTTAGAGGATCTGGTATAGCGGGAGCTGCTGTATCTGCCGCAAAAAATATTGTATTAGAAGTTATAGATCAAGCTAAAGGCAAAAAAGATTTTGAAAAAGCGGCAATGGAAATTACAACATTATCGCCTCCTATAGATTCTAAACTAAGTAAATTAATGTCCGCAGGTAGAGCGTTCAAATATAAACAAAATAGAGAAAAAATAAAAGAGTTAGGCCCTACATCTATAGACAATCCAGCATATATGGCAGCCGCTCAGATTTTATCAGCTACAGCTAATATACCATTAGACAGAGCTTTACGTAAGTTTGAAAACTTAAGAGCTTCTGTTGATAGTGATACAGAAATGTGGCAAAGTATTGCTTTAGCTTTAGGTTATAGTAAATGGGATGTTGGTCTTATTGAAAAAGAAAGAGAAGCAGAGAAGTTAGATAAAGAATTAAAAAAAGCAAATGATGCTTTATTTGAAAAACTTTTAAAGCCTAAAAGAAAAAGAAGAAAAAAAGGTGAATTTAAACTAGACGATCTTTTGCAAAAAGGATTACCCGAGGGCGTATTAGGTAGAGCATATAAAGATGGCACTATGCAGATAAAGCCTGGTTTGTCAAAAGAAAAAAGAAAAAAAGTTATTGCTCATGAAAAAAAGCATTTACAAGATATAAAAAATGGAATACTAAATTATAATAATAATTTTATTTTTTATAAAGGAAAGCAATATAAAAGAACACCTGATAAGAAGGTTGTTTATAATGGCAAAAAATTTCCAGAAGGTCATTCTAAATTACCTTGGGAAGCCGCAGCAAATAAAGCAGAAAGAAAAGTAAGTTAATTTTTAAATAAATAAATAATGGGAAGAATATTATCATCTTTAGGAACCTCTGATGAAATTAAAAAATTAAGAAAAAAAAATAAAGAATCAAGAAAAGCATTTAGAGATTCTGACAAATCAGAGCAAGATTTATTAACTAATATCCAAAATATAGCGGATAATAGAAGTAATATAAAGCAAGAAAGAGAAAACAGAAGAATGGCTAGACTTGCTGCTAGAAAATTTGGTGGAGATTTTGAAAAAGCAAGAGACTTAAGAAAAGAAAGGGTAAAAAGAAGAAAAGAATTTTTAAGAGATTTTGCTTCTCGCGCTGCAACAGGAGAGCAAGCAAAAAAAATAAGTGAAGATTACGAAGGCCCAAAAGATATTCCAGGGTATATGAAATCAAAAGATTCACAAGAAGAATCTAAAAATATGATGCTCTCTACGGCAGAGGCGGCTAAACAAGCGCGCGAAGCTATAAATTCAGAAAATAAATTAGAACTAGATAATAAATTTAATTTAGGATCTTTTAGCCTTAATAGAGATAATAGTGATTTCAGTAGATTTTTAATGAATGATAAACCTAGCTTTAATAGCGGTATAGAAGAGGACTCTACACCTCAAAGAGCAATGAGAAAAGCATATAAAAACAAAAGGGGCTTTTAATTGCCCCTTTGTTTTTTAAAATATTAATCCTATTAGTATACCTACTATAGGCCCTAATATTGCCCACGCTTCTAAAAACCTAATTTTTTTAAGTTCTTTAGCAGAGAATACATTATCAGAAGTGTCAAGAATAGCATCACCTGCTTTTTTCTTTAACTCTTCTTCTAACTCTTTAATCTTTGCTTTAGCGTCTGAAAATGTAAATCGCTTTGCCATAATATTAATTTAAGTTATCCATCGCAGCTTAAACAATTCGGATCCATAGCTGCTGCTGCTATGTCTCCTCTTAATACGGACTCAGTCCTCATATAATATAGAGTTTTTATTCCGCGCTTCCATGCTTCAATATGAACTTGATTAATCCATCTAGGCGTGGCCTCAGAAGGAAATGCTAAGTTAAGTGAAACAGACTGATCAATATAATCTTGCCTTATACCTGCTTGTCTAACAAGCTCTAGCTGATTAATTTCTTTAAATGTTTTGAAAACGTCTTTTACTTTTTCGGCGTCTTCGTTTTCTTTGGATTCATATATTCTTCCTCTTCCATCGTAAAACCATCCATCAAGTTGTTTAAGTCCTTGAACGGATCCACCATCTTCCAAAATTTTATCCCAAGTTTCTTTATTATCGATACCAATTTTTCTAAGTACTTTTTTAAGTTCTAAATTTTTTCTTATAAATGTTCCTTTAGCAGATTGTTCGGTAAATACATTAGCTGCCCAGGGTTCAATACCTGGTGAACAATTACCTGCTAATTTACTATTAGACACAGTTGGAGCAACAGCTCTTAAATGTGTATTTCTAAAACCTGTTCCAACACACCATAAAGGCTCACCATATATTTCTGCTAAAGCTCTTGATGCTCTAGCTGTTTCTATTTGTATTTTTGAAAATATTTCACGTGTTTTAAATTGTGCTAATAAACTTTCAAAAGCAATTCCGTTTTTTTGTAATAAACTATGCCAGCCTAACACTCCCAAACCTAGAGCTCTGCCTTTTTCTGCACTGCGCACAGAGTTTTCAAACCCTTTCATATTCTTTGCTCTTTGAATAAACTCTTCTAATACACCATCTAAAAACCACGTTGCATCATAAATTAGGTTTGTGTTTTTCCATTCATCGTATTTATCTAAATTAACTGATGATAAACAACAAACAAAAGAATGTGACTCATCTGTATGCAATACAATTTCACTGCATATATTAGTCATATGTACTTTTAAACTATTTTTCTTATATGCTTCTGGATTAGATTTGTTTGTATTTCCTTTAAATAAGATGTATGGTTCGCCAGTTGCTTTGCGCTTTTGGATAAGCTTTGACCATTTTTGCCTTGCTTCAGGATCTCCTGATTCAAGTCTTCGCATAAACTTATCGCCAACGACAGCACACTGGTGCAAGTTAAGAGATTGTCTGTTGACATCTCCTTTAGGTTCTCTAGTTTCCAACCACTCGAGGAAGTCATTGTGTTCAATATTGATATTAGTGCTTGCAGCTCCTCTTCTAACGGAACCCTGATTGGTCGCCAGTATAGTTGAGTCATATATTTTGCAAAAAGGGACAACACCGTCTGAAGTTCCATTTCCTGTAATTTTAGAGCCGGCGGGACGAATCATATTAACTCCGATACCTACACCCCCACCGTGTTTTGCAAGTAACATCATTTCTAAATTTTTATTACCTATATCTTGTATGCTATCTGCAACATCAATTCCAAAACAGCTTATAGGCAATCCTCTATCCGAACCTGTATTAGATAGCACAGGCGAAGCTAAACACAACCAACCTTTCCATATATAATCAAAAAACTTATCTGCTAATTCAGGCTTATATAATCTTCTAGCAACAGTCTTAGCTACACGCATATAGGCATCACGTGGTGATTCACCATTAATTAAATAACCACCTGTTATTGTTTTTTTATATACATCTGTATCACCCCATGTTGGGTAATCTTCCCCTTTTTTCCAGTCGTTATTCCACATATTAATTAATTATATATATTAAATATCCTATTATTATATTTAAATTAAGAATTACTATATTCCATTGTTTAGCTAAACATACTTGTGGTGTTAAAAGTATACCACCTATTATATAGGTAATAGCTCCGATATTATCATATTTTAAAAGATATGGTGACAACATTATAAATGCTGATCCCATGTAACCTAATCTATTTGATAATCTTTCTCTAGGAGTTAGCTTTTTATCTTTAACAAGAAATCTTAAAAAAGACGTTTTAAATCTAAATTCACATACAGAGCATGTTTTTTTACCCGCGTGCTTAAAGTAAAAATTACTTTTAGCTTTATTACAAACGTTACATATTCTCATTCTACTTTGTACCATAACCAAGCCTTTACCGATCGAGGCTTGCATATTACCATAGTTTCATTTCCTATATAATAGCAAAGATCATATGTATCAGTTGTATCTTTTCTTACAATTCTTAATTCTTTATTTATATATTCTATAATTCCTTTTGATATACTTATAGTTTCTTTAGTATTTTTATCTATAATAAATCTATTAAATGTATCATTTTGAAATATTTTAACATATTCACCTTCTTGATTATACCATAAACCGTATATTTGTGGTGATTGTGCAAAAGAAATTGTACTAAATAAAATTAAAAATAATTTCTTCATAACCAGTTAATTATTATATTTATTGATATTAAAATATTTGTTATTATTGCTTGCGTAATTAATAACGTTCTTACAAAAGCCACAGTATCAGCATTTTCTTCAGCCTTTTCACCTAAAGCTTTTGCCCATATTCTCCATCCTTTTTTTACCATATATCTTCAAAGTCTTCACCTTCATTAGCTTTCGAGTAATCAGTAGGCCTAACAGCAAAAAAATCAGTATGAGTGTGCCCCCCGGTAAGATGGTAGAACCAGTCAAGATTGCTCGCTGCGATTTCGTCAAATTCAAAGTGCTCCCGTTGGTTGCTGTAACCGAGCTCAACAATTTTTTCATTAAGACGTTTTCGTATAAACTGTTTGAGGTCGTAAGACTTGAGGTTTTCAATGTCACCTTGTTCAAACATTTTATCAATGTATCTTTCTTCTGCTTGTAGCATTGTTTTTGCTGCTTTAATAACGTGTTCATAACATTCATTTTGTAATCCGTTAATTTCTTGGCACATATGTCTAAACAATTTGCACCCCATCTTACTATGTAATGATTCATCTCTCACGCTCCATTTCATTTGCTGTCCAATACCTTTAAGTAAATTACGTAACTGAAAAGAATAAAGTACTGCAAATGCAGAATATAAAGAAACACCCTCGGCAAAAGCAGAAAATACAGCAAGTGATTTACCAATACCAACTGGCTCTTTGCCCTCGTAGCTAACTAAATTATCAAATCTTGCGGCTGTAGCGGGCTCATGCAAAAACGCCTCAAAGTTTTCTAAACCCAGCGTTTCATTTAAATAAGAATATGCAACAGCATGTATTGTTTCTTGCGAACCAAACATCATGGCCATTTGTTGTATTTCATGTTTTGGAAACCACCCCACAACTTTTTGTGTCCAATAATCTGATACTGCACATTCTGTTTGTGCAAAACCTAATAATATATTACCTACTAAATTTTTTTCAGATTTAGTTAATTTTTCGTTCCAGTCTTTAACATCGCCTTGCATTGGTATTTCTGTATGTAACCAAAATGCTTGTGCTTGTTTTAGCCAACCATCTGTATAATATTCAGGATATTCAAATGGTTTATACGGTATCCTTTGTTTGAATAGATTCATTTTTTTTCTTAAAATCTTCTTTTAGTTTATCTAAAGCTTTTTTATATCCTGGTAGTTTTTTAACTAACTCCATTGTTCCTATACTTAAATCTTTTAAATGTGTTAGTTCTTGAACTAGCCTATTAACTGCTGCACCTAAAGTTTCTAACTTATGTTGCATCTCTATTAATTTACTTTCTTTCATCAAAATAAATTTTTAATGCTTCAATTCTATCATCAGCATCAACTAACATTTGTAGTGCTTGCTCTGCGTTTTTATAAAAATCATCTGTTGAATGATCTCCTATACCCGCAGCTTTTTCGCTTAACAAATCTAAGCTAAGCATTGCTTTTGCTTTATCTGCTTTTGCAGATTTTAATAACATATCATATAATTGTAAGTACATCTTTACTAAGTATTATTGGACTTGCGTCCTTATTATATTTAATTGTAATAAAATTCTCTTCTTCTGTTATAATAACAGGTTTATTTTTAAATGTTCTAGAATAACGCTTCCTAACGTATTCCTCTAGTGCTTCTTCATTCATAGTGTATTGTTAAACATAATTCTACAAACGGTAAATAAAATACATGCTCTGTAAATTTATCTTCTGGGTAACTTCTTACACCTATAAGAACACCAGGATATAATCCTGCACTAAGCTCCCAACCTGTGCTCCTCATCTAAATAATATTTTAACATTTTCATATGCCAACTTATTCTTTCTTTATAATATTCCTGTAGACTGAACTCCGTATTTTCTATGTAGTCTAACAACTTCTCCATATTTTATAACTTTCTTTTTAAGCAACTCTTTAATTTCTTTTTGTAAGAGCCGCCTATTGTACATTAACCTTGATTTTTTTTTCTCTGCTGCTTTATCAAACTCATTGTCTTGTCTACTTCTTTTTGATTTTGCGGTTTGTAAAGCGTCTTTCCAATATTCTTTTTCGTGAGCCATAATTTAAATAGTTTCCATCTTATAGGAAAAGACTCGTTGGCTCTTCCTTTACACTCTATTATATAATCTCTACCAACAAAATCAGGCGTATACTTTATACCTAATATTTTTTTTTGTCCTCTATTAACATATTCTCCTTTTCCATTTGCTTGTTTTTCATAAGATATATTATTAAAGTTAAAACCTTCTATAAGTTGGAATACTTCATTTTCATAACCTTCAAATAGCTTTGCTTTTTTTAAAGCTAAATAAGTATATTTTTCAAGACCGGAAGCAAAATTAATACCATCACAAGATATTTTTTTTGATTGTACTGGGCCTTTCTTTTTATACTTTCTTTTCATGTAACATCCTGTGTCCAGTAATTAGATTCAGGATAACGACTTATACTTTTACTATCCCGTATATAACATTCTTCAATTTCATCACGTAATACAGACCTAGCTTTTTCAATATAATTAACAGCATCCATTAATTCTTCTTGTAAATGATTAAGCCATGTATCAAGTGTTTGTTCATCTTTATCTAATCCAACACCATACTTTTTGTATCCTGCTTCAGATCGTTTAAGTATTTTTTCAATTACACGTCCTATTATTTTATCTTTTCTAGCACTCATTATTTATCTTTTACAAATGTTCCGTTAACCATTTTACCTGTTCTATTAGCAATTTCTTTATATGCGTGATTAATGCAATCTTCTATTTTAAATCCTCTAAGCGATGCAAGATTAGTTAGCACAACAACCATATCACCTATAGCATCCTTTATTTCATTATCATTATCTTTTAATAAAGCTTGAGCAAGCTCACCGGCTTCTTCCATTAGTTTGACATACTGTACTTTATCATTGCCTTCTTTAACAATACCTCTAATATCTGCCCAGCTTCTTATTTCATCAAAGTAAATATCGCTTTCTTGTTTTTGAAATGCACCAGCTTCAGACATTGCTTTGTTGTATGTATAGCAAGTGTCCGGGCCATATTGACTTTGATTTACATTACTTAATACCCATTCAATTTTATCTTGTGAGTCTAATACAAATGTGCCATATAAAGTTTCTATTTTCATATCAGCTAAAAACTTTGCATTTATTTTATCAATAGGTACTTTATATGTTGTAGTTGCTTCGGAAGAGCTGTGCTTATTCATAGTCTTTTTAAATAAATCTTTATATAATTTAATATCTTCTTTATAGCCTAAATCTTTTTGTAAAGCTTTTTCTGCTTTTGATGCTTCACTTATATCATCTGTTTCATATAATATTTCATATTCACCCGGCTTATATCCTTGTTCTTGTTCAACACGTTTTTTAATATTTGTTGTACACCCAATTTTTTTGCCTGGAATATGGTATATTTTGTATTTACCTTTTTCAATATTTATCTCCATATAAATTAATTAAATAATATTCATCATTTGATTTTTTAATAATAGCTTGTCCTGTTTTTTCTTCAAATATATTTAGATTAATATTAAAATTATTTTCTCTATATATATCATAATTATAAACAGCATCATAATCTGAAGGAGCATCTATAGCATCTTCAATTGTAATCTCATTTATAAAAGAGATGCTTTCATCATAGCTTTTGCCAATAATTTCATATTCATCGCCATTTATATAAATTGTTTCTCCACTAAATGTTTGTTGCATTTGTGAATAACCAATTAAAGGTAACAATAATAATAATAATTTTTTCATAATCCTGTATTTAATTTTGCTTTTATTGGAGGATGTGGGTCATATCCCGAAATATTTATCATATCCTCCACTGGTATTCTTAAAAATTGTTCTTCTCCTTCAATAATATTAAGTCCAAAATCGACAGTAACATTAGGAAGTTTCCGAAAACTGCGGGATAATTGCTGTCTAACTTGATCATGGTGGTTATTGTAAATATGACAATCACCAAGGGAAGCAATGAGCCGCCCTGGCGTATATCCATTTCCCACCGCAAGCATAAGTAATAATAAACCATACATAGCAATGTCATAAGGAAGCCCAAGAAATATATCAACCGATCGCTGTTGCCAGCATAAATCCATTGTTCCATCATTTATATATATTTGAAAACCATAATGACAGGGAGGTAAAACCATACTATCCAAATCGCAGGGATTCCAAAAGCTTGCCATAATGCGCCGCGAGCTTGGGTTTTCTTTAATTTCGAGGAGTATTTTTCTAAGCTGATCGACACCATTAAAGTTCCTAAGCTGATAGCCATAAACAGGCCCAAGCGTATTATCGGTTCTACCTGATCGCTTATAATCAGAATCCCAATAGTTAACGCCGTTGTCGCGTAAGTAGTTAAGATCAGTACGTCCTTGTAATATCCATAATAATTCCGTAACTGCATGATTAAAATAAATTTTTTTAGTTGTTAATAATGGGAAGCCTAGCTCCATATCATGCGTAATCATTCGACCAAACACAGATCTTGTGCCCACTCCCGTTCTATCTTGTTTAGACTTCCCATTGTAAAATGTACCGGCTAATAAGCCTCTATATTCATCTTGTATGCTTATCATAATAATATTTACACATTCTATAATATTCAGGCCATATTGTTTTTTTATCATATACATTAGGAGATTTATATCCTTTTTCTCCACGCTTATATGGGCCTAATCTAATTTCTATATGCCAATTGTTTGGATCATCATAAATACCTGCAGGCGAGATTCTTATATCATTTTTAATACAATAATCTCTATGCTTTATTTGTTCCGCTGTTGGGATATACTGCGGCATCCATTTCTTTTTCTTTTTATCTTTTAATCCACTTCCCATGGCATAATTTCATTTGTTATATCGAGTACCGGTAAATAATTACCACTTATATGATCCCATTTAAAATGAGCTTCTGCTTGATTTTCACCTAAATTTTGAAACTTAACTTTTAATACTTTAACTTTAACTGTTTTCTTTTCATAATTACGATGCACTAAAAGCCCATGGTAACTTGCATCATACCACTCACCTCCACCTTTAATATTATACATATTAGGTTCATCTAAAGTGCCGTCGTCTCTTTTATACATTTTAGTTGGATGTGCAACAACAATTACAAGCACATCATATTTTTTTGCAAATGCTTCAATACGTGTTAAGTATTCCATAGTTGCATCCGGTATACTCATAGCAGCAGCACCATTCATTTTAACTTTATTATATGGATCTATTACTAAACATTTAATACCTTTTCTTTTAACTAGCTGTGCACCTTTGTTTAGCACAGAATCTAAATCATATCTTTCATTTTCAATAAAAAAGAAATTATCATTTACAATACTTGAAACTTCTTTCCATTTATTTGTATTTATATCTTCTTTTGTTGGCATCCAATTACCGATCTTACGCATTAATTTATGTGCGTGTAAAAATGTAGGTTTATTTTCTGGTGATGCAAACGCTGTTTTCCAACCATATTTTAATTGGTATCCCACCACCATTCTATCAACAAAATCAGACTTACCAGAACTGGGAACGCCGGTAACGGTGATAAACTGCCCAGTATAAGTACTGAATATGCTATCAAAGTTATCAAGACCGATTTGATAACCAGGTTTAAACCCTTCTTCAATAAATTCTTGTAATTCATCGTTTACATCTTTTAATGTTAAAACGTTTTCAATAGGTACTGGACTAGCGTTTTTAATAACATCAGCGAGCATATCGCGGCCGTTATGTATGAGAAATTCATTAGCGTCTTTGTGAAGTCCGAAATCACACGTAAAACACGTTTCTGCTCCGAGTCTCCGAATAAGTTCTTGCTTAAGATTTTCTCCTGCCTCATCTTGATCAACTGCGAGTATGATTTTTTCCTTTGACTCGAAATAATCCACGCAATTGTCAAGGTACTCAAGATTATTATTATTAATTGTAGCTCCGTTTGGTACGGATATAACAGAAAATATCCCAGCTTCATAGCAAGATAAAGCATCCATTTCCCCTTCCACAATAACAACATAGTCATGACCGATAGTAGAATCAATATTATAGAATATTTTTTCTGCTCCTTTAACAAGTTTAAAATTCTTTTTTCCATCTCTATACTTTATGTTAATTAATTCATTATTTATAAAGTAATTAAATTGAATTGTGTTTTCTTCTTTACCTGTCTGAGGCATAAACTCTTTACCCTCAGTAATTTTCATTTTAATTAAGGTATTATTTGAAATACCTCTGCTCTCAAACCACTTAATTACTTTATCGCTTAACAGTGGATTGGCTATTTGTTTAGGCTTATTATAAACCTTATTATTACCGCCTTTTCTTTTGAATGTATGTAATTGAAATACTTCATTACAATTCATACAAGTACCGAGCCCTCGTTCCCAATCGTACATAGCACATTTAGCTTTACGATTCTGTGGTTTTCTGTCAGCAGAGCAAAGAGGGCATATACCCTCTCGCTTGCCAACATTCAAATTATATTGATTAAATTTATCAATTTGAAAACCGTTTATCTCGGTTGTATTCATATTTAAAATGGTAAATCTGGTTCTTCTGTTTTTATAGGTTGTTGCATTTCAATTGATGCTTGCACTGGTCTATCGGCAGTTGAAACATTTTGGCCGTCTGTCCACACAACTTTTACATTACCTAAGTAATTTTTAGCTTCTTTAGCTTCTCTTTCATCTTTAGTTTGCTCAGTCATTATATAACCTGAATCACCATATTCACCTATTTCGTTATTTATAACAACAGTAACGGGATAATACTTTCCTTTTTTACCCTCGTAAATTTTTGATTTATCTATCTTAGATAAATTAATATTTCCGGATATAATACTTGCCATTAGTATGTAGCTATTTGATTAAACATTCTTTTTAATTGTTCTTTATTTGCACCTGTTTGTCTGCGCAAATTGTCTACCGCTTTTACATGCGTGTGATTTGAATAAAAATTGTTTTCACTTGTTGTAACTCCTGTTACATCACAAGTTCTTTTTTTTGTTCTTGGCATAATAATTAAATTTAAATTAAAGAGTTTTATTTATATAATACTGACTTAAATCTATACCATCGCCTGCAAAAAATTCATTATACGATTGTACAGCTTTAGACACTTTAAGTTGGCCTGATTGCAAAAACTCTTCACTACAATCAAACAACCCTAATTGATGTGTATTCTTATCAATAACAATAAATACAAGTTCATAACCAAACATTTTAGAATATATATAAGCTTGGCTATCATAATTAAATTTATAGGCTGACTTATGAAAAGAATTGATGTTACTAGTAGTTTTTAAATCTACCAAAAGCTGATTAGTATGATTTATTATATCAGCTTTACCTTTCCATAATAGACCTTCTAAATCTATAACACCGGGCTTTTCATATTCTATTTTGCCTTCTTGTATTAAATCTTTAAATAAATCTACACTCAATACTTTTTCTCTCATAAGTTGTATTTCGTCAGCTTCTTTTTCAAGCAAACAAATATCACCTTCTGAAAGTTCTTTATATACTTTTGTATTTCTACTCGACGATTCTATAATTTTATATTTATCTAATTTATCTGGTTCTAATATACAAGTATGAAAATAACCTCCAATCACTAATGCCGGACTGGGTTTTAAAGGCTTTTTAAACTCAAGAGGGTTATTAAGTAATGCGGATATATCGCTATTAGATAAAAACTTTTTTCCAAAATCACCATAATAGTGTTCGTCATCTTTGAGTTTTTCAATTATTTCATTCTTGTTCACTAACTAATTCCGTTCTCGCTTCGTCAGTTATAATATATTTTTCTTCTAACGTTTTCATTAATCCACCATTTGCTAAAAATGTTTTAGCTTTATCAATATTAGACGAATTAATTAGAGGTCTTTTATCGGCCATAATTTTTTTTTCTAATGTTTTTACCTTGTTAGAAAATCCGTGATCATTAATAGCATCAGAATCGGCTGTATCATCAATTAATAACAAGTTACCTAATGCATATTTTTTACCATATGAAGATGCACTACCAAATCTTTGTGGCATCTGTTGGCCTTTAGCATTTAAATCAACACCAACAATAGCGGTTGCTTCTATAAACTCATCTGAGTTATTATCAACAATGGTTGCTGTTGAATGTAATATAGGAAAATCAACACCCATTACGGTCAAATTTTCTTTTACTGTAAAATGTACACCATATTTTTTGTTATATGGTTTCAATGCTTCTAATATATCTTCAGCTGATCTAAAGTTATATTTACCAAATGAATTGTATCTAGACTTTTTAGCCTTAAACTCATTCTGGATCGTACTTAATTTTTCTTTTAGGTTCATTAGATTCAATTATTTTATAGTTAGTATAAATTCCATTTCTATAATAGGTAATAATACCATCGCCTATTACGTATTCTACATCATCATCTATATAATCACGTTTCTTCATAATTTGTAACGTACTTACTTAATTAGATCGTATATAATACCATTCTTTTTGAATAGCCTACGATGCCTAATATTATGTAATTCACCAAATATGGAAGAAGTTTTATTATCCAGTTCAATTTTTTTATAAATCTTTTTTTCAGTATTAACATTTTTACCTGATAATCTGTTTGCTTTAACAGAAATACATTTAGAGCCGGACACGGCTTTAACATGACTTGCAGTATAATTAGGATTTTTAAAATTAAGATTTTGGTCTTTATAAGAAGACTCAGTATTATCTCTTTTTATATACTGTATCTCATCTATTACAGATGGTACAAATTGATATTTAGTTTTAAATTTATCCATAAGTACATAATAATTATAGTGCAAAATATCACATTTGGGACATTAATCTCTATAAATTTGCAAATATTTTTGTGCAAAATCATGTACCTGAGAGCGGCTTTTTATATCGTGTATAGCAACGAAGTAAGCTAACTCTTTGAGTGCCTGCATGTTATTTTTTATTTTTATTAATAGTCTTTGTTTTTGTTTTTTTACATTTTCCATAGGCATACTAAAAAATTTAGCAATCTCTGCTATCTTTTTAGGTTTAGAATAAATATCATCAATACCATATAACATTTTTAACATCACATGATATTTAGGTAAATGCTTCTGGGCCCATTCGTCTATGTACTCTCCTAACATTTCATAATCATATTCGTACACTTCTTCCTCGGCTATATTAATTATGTCTGTATCAAACCACTGCGGGAATAATGCAGTAACATAACTAAAGCCGTCTGTCATTCTTTTTTTTTCCTTATTATTCCAAATGCCTTTAACTGGTAAATTAACACCATCAGCATCTTTTTTAATACGGTCTCTTACAATACCTGTAATACTTTTTTTTAAGTATTTAGATAATGCTTTTTGTTTGTCAACTTTATTTTTTATTTCATTTATAATATTCCATTTAATATTACGCCATGAAATTAATAAAGCTAAATAACCTTCCTGAGTTAAATCATTTAGGTCTAGCACACCAATTGCATTATATTCTTTAGAAAAACTATTTGCAATATTAGAAGCCATCTTATAATATTCCATAGGTATTTCATGTTGAGGTAAATGCAATGCAGTGTCCTGCATGTTTAAAGAATATATTTTCTTATTGAAGTTTTTCATCTACGCTTTCTTATAAAAGGCTTTTGTATCTCTTTTATTTTATCTCGTATTTTAAAAATATTATTTCTTATTAAATGCTTGTATATTTGTAACCTGCTCATATTCAATTAGTTAAGCTCATAACCTCCGAGTGTATAACCGAACAACTCATAACACATCATCAAACGAACATTTATCAAACCACTCCCAAGGAGTTCCCGGAGGATAATGAGCTAAAATTCTATTAATAGTATCTTCTTGTAATTGCAAAGATACGCAAGTATTTATTAAATATACCTCTTTTTCTATAACAATTTTACCTAAACTCATGCAAAGTTATATTCTTTTTTAATTTTTTTATTAAAGAATTTACCAATAGATTCACTATATTTCATAGAAATAAATGTATCTGAAGGTACTTTAAAATACATATACTCTTTGCCGTAGTTGAATTTAACTGTAAGAGTATTCATATCATAATCATATACCATATAATCAATGGCATCTGATTCAACTTTAATTTTTTCTGTAATATATTTTCTCATAATTTTAATTTATTAATTTTAATTTTATATTTTCCCATTTACAACACATTCGATCTTTATTAACTAATAAGTCAATACGTTTTTTCCAGCGCTTATTCATTCTATCTTGCACTTCCCATTCACCATCTAATTCTTCATTTATTCCTTCAATATATACACAAGCACCAAAAGTAAATCCAAGCTTTTCTAAATCACGCGACACAGCTATCCATCTATGTTTAGCAGGATTTAAACTATCAATAGTTTTATTTGATGCTGTAATGAATGGGGTATTGTCTGTTTGTTTAGGGTCAGCATGATATATAGTTACTGTAACAAGTAATGTATATAATATTTCATTCATAATTTATCTATTTCTTTTTTTATTTTTTCGTATATTTCTTTAAGCTCAACTAAAAGCTCATACTTTTCGTCTTCTAATAACTCTTTCCATTTTTCATCTAATTGTTGTAGCTGGGCAAGTAATATTTGTTTTTTACTTATATGTTTTATATTACCGAAGCCATCAACTTGATGATGAAAAAATTCATCAGGAGTCATAGGCTGGATTTTTTCAGCTATTCGTCTATCAAACTCATTTATAATTTTTTGAGTTATAAGTTCAGCTAACTGTTCCAGTTGTTCAGGTGTCATGTTGTTGTAAGTTTTTTGGCCATATAAACTGAATATGGTTCTACCGGATTGTGAGGCATTCTATATTTTGCTTCATCAATTAAATATGCCATTTTATTCCATACTCTTAAATTTCTTATAGAACCTTTAACACTAATATAATGTAGTTCAGGATATTTTTGATTGTGTCTTGTTCTAAATTCATTTCTTAATTGTAATCTATAGTGTGCAATTTTAGAAATAAGCATAGATTCAACACGATCGTTAATATATTCTGTATCAAATTTGTTTTTCATATTGTAATCTTTTAATATAATTTTCAGCTAATGCTTTACTATTAAAGTCTTCATAACCGCCTCTAAGGCCTTCATTATCACTCCATAACACACGAAATTGATTGTTAACCGTTTCTTTTATTTTAGTCTTCATCTTCATCAATATTATAGTTATCTTCAAGCCATTCTTTAATTTCATCATCAGGCAATCTATCTTCAGGGTCATCAATATATATATT